GGTGGAATGGCAGACACGCCATCTTGAGGGGGTGGTGAGCTAACGCTCGTGCGGGTTCAAGTCCCGCCAACCGCACCAAGCTAATAAAATAAGGGCTTACAGGTAATTCTGTAAGCCCTTATTTTTGTTTGACATCATAAAGTCTTGTGTGGTTTGACATCATTTTGACATCAGAATATTTTAGAAATTCGTTCCACGATGTCATCCTCCATCTTAGGAGTGACATGTGAATAGGTGTCCATTGTTTCTTGAAATGAAGCATGCCCTAGACGTTCCTGTATGGCTTTCATATTTGCCCCATTTTCGATGAGAAGAGTGGCGTGGGTATGTCTTGTGCCATGCATTGTAAAAGATGGCTTGCCGATTAAATTAGCGTATTTCTTGCATAGCTTGCTAACTTCATCAGGACAGCGAGGGGCACCTTTAATACCAGGAAATACTAGATTGTTATTAATCCAATTCATAGTCTTGATTCTGCGTTTGTCTATGACTGTTTTATGCTTCATAAGCTCCTGGAGTGTTTCCGTATCAATGGCTATTATCCGTTTTGATGATGTTGTTTTAGTTGTGTTTGATATAACTGCAGTTGATCCGATTTTGAGTGCTGTTTGTGAAATGGATATGGTCGACTTTTTAAAGTCGATATCAGACCATCTTAGGCCTAGTAATTCAGAGCGCCGCATACCGGTTGCAAATGCTAATTTAAATAGTGCATGGTGTTCGGTGTTTGAGATATTGGACAGAAAATTCTTGACTTCGTTTGCAGATAATGTGATCATTTGGCGAACCTTAACTTGTTTAGGCCGATCTATATTTTTCATATAATTCTTAGGGATTATATCGTCTTTTACCGCTTGCTCTAATATAGAACCTAGGATTGTCATGGTGTAGGATATAGTTCTTGATGACAATCCGTCCATTGACTCAAAGACATATCGTAATGTATTAGGTTTAATTTCAGCTAACTTTACGCCGCCGATTTTATCTCTAATATAACGATTAATGATTCCTGTATAACTTTGATAGGTAGCCGGTGTTATACTCTTTTCTTTTAATTGCAGCCATATATTAATCCAGGTGTTTAATGAAATAGTATCATCGAAATTGGCACATGATTGATTAGTATTTACGTATTTCTCCATAGCTTCTATAGCCGCTTTCCTAGTTGTGCCATAAAAGTATTTACGCTTGCCGCTTATCATCTTTGATACCTGGTAGCGACCGTCGGATCGTTTTTTAGCCATAAAAATAACCTCCTTGGCTTAAATTTGGGTATGAGAAATAAGCCTTAGAGGTTTTGTGGTATAATGTTATTGGAGTAAAAATGAAGTACCTCTAAGGCTAGGTATGTAGTTTTTAGTAGCCCTCACTGCGGTGAGGGCTTATTTTTTTTGTATAAGAGAGAGGAGGGGTTTTCTACGTTTGCCCCAAATAGATTAAAAATCTATTCTGTGTATCTGCCGGCATGTCTGCGATGTTCGCATAACACTGAAATAAAAAAGGCCTTATTTCCCGGTCGCCCTCGTCAATACCATTAAATACAGATAAGAAGTCGACAATAAATTGTTTTTTAAGATAATCAGTTTTTAGTAAAACCATCATCGATAACATTACACCATATACACCCTTAAGATATACTTTTTCGTTTTTCTCGATCTTCTTCTTTTCTTTCTTTATTAAAATTTTTCCGGGTAAACATTTTGACAATGTACTAGAAGGGATTTTTCGTGTCTCATCAGTTCTAAGAGCAGTGAAATCAAGATTATGTGCTGCTGCATTTCGAAACACTCTAATGGCCTCTAATGCGCAAATAATAAAATTAGTTTTATCGTTAAGTGGAATTATCCTGTCAGGTTCGTTAGGCAACAATTCGTTTACAACGTCGTCGCGTTGGGCGTTCTTTAACAGTTTAAAGAGATTAATGGAATTACTAAATGATAGGTTTTTTAATAGTATCCACGGTGGAATGTGGTTATGGTGTTCACGATAATATAAAGTAGGGTTGTTTGCGATTTTATCATCATTTCTTGTTTTGAAACATTCGAGTTGAACAGCGTCAAACGTCAATACATTATTAGGATTTTGATAAGACTCTTTATATTTTGACTTTGCTAAATACACTGACATATCTACACCGAAATCTCTAGATAAAGTGTAAGCTAGTTTTGTTTTAAATATATTTTCAATAAACATACTATACTTTAAAATGAATGCTTGTATAGATCTGTCAAACATAGAAAGGCTATATAACTGTTCTATAGTAGTACCTTCAATAAAATGCTCTCCGTCCGGTATAAAATGTTTTTGGTACCGATTAATTAGATCATAATAAGATATTGTATCTAAAGCATGAATCGCAAATTCTTGATTGCTTATGTTTAGATTTCTAGTACGTAATAATTCAATTTGTTGCTCGTAAGTTTTAAAAGGCTTGTCATAAATTATCAAAATTCAGCCTCCCATATAATAAAAGGAGCCCCGCTACCAATGATAGCAAGGGCTCCAGTGTCCAACAGTCACGCAATGTGGAAAGGGACAGTTCACTATCATTAGTATACATCATATAAAATAAGTTTTCAATACTTATTCTCTTGTGAGTAAAACAGTATCGCCTATCTTTATAGGCGTTATTTTAGGCGCGGAAAGATTGTCAGAAATATCATCTTTATTGACATTTAATGGGACGGTTCGAGCAATAGTTTTTTGAAGTACAGATACCGGACTAAATAGAGTACTAGTACGTCTAACAATGCGCTGACATACAGAGAATTGAGCATAAGGGGCTGTAATTTCAATAACAGCTTTTATACCGTCATACGCGCCGTAGTTTACGCCATCTATAATTAAGTCTTCACCAGGTTCGATTATACGTAAAACGTCACCCTCTTTAGCCCCACTGTTTAGGCCGTAGTCTATTAATACGGTGCTTTCGTTTTGAATAGCGATAATTTTATATGTATCAAACATAATGACCCTCCTTTTAACATAGACCCTTTCTGCCTACAGAAATAGAGCATTTAACAAATTTTAGGAACTAGATATTTAACAATTTCCCTAGCAGTATTAACTGAGTTTTCATTGTTAAAATTGATATTGTTTTCATCGTTGGTCCTGTCAAAGCCTTTCATCGATGTATTTTCGTGACCGTATGTGGCAAATTCCAAAAATCCGGAAGTAACACCAGTTGATTTCACTTGAATGGCTAAGATGTTCTTTATTGGAATAATCTTATATGTTCGATTACCTAAGTTAAATAGCCCGCCTTGGGTGCGATCGATAACGACACATGTATCATACACAAATAAATTAGCACCAATGCCATCTAAGTGGTATAAGTGTTGGCCCATAAAGTCCTTTGTAGGGCTCTCGATAACTTTCGGTTCACTGTTAAAAAATCCCATATACTAACCTCCCAGTATTAAAACCCGTTATATCCCAAATATTCCTCTTAAAACATCTCGATTGCGTTCATGTTTAGCTTTCTTTTCAGCAGCTTGCTGTTCTTCAATGCGTTTTTGTTCCTGAATCTGTGCCTCGGCTGTTTTTTGTTTTTTATAGTCTGCTAATTTAGCGTCACGACCGACTAACCCTTTTACAGAAGCAATAAGGGCTTCACCACCACTTCCAGGGGCTGGAGTGCGAGTGGTATTTACTGCAGCCTCCTTAACAACTGTATCAGAACCATTCCTATAAACATAATATTGTATGATTGTAACAGAAGAATCTGCAAAGTGAATATTGTATTCTCTTAATTCTTGAAAACCTCTAGTTTGTACCCATACAGCCCACGCTTTAGCAGTATCAGTAGCTGGGTCATAGGAGAGTGTGTTCAAATCGACTTTCCCTGTGTAGCCAGAATTTGAATAAAACCATTGCCAACGTGCGTCGTTAAATTCCTTTGCACTGACCATCATTGTTGAACATAATGCAAATATTGTTGCTAATACTAATCCCTTTTTCATTTTAAAATCTCCCTGTGTTAAATAATATGATGATAAAAGTCGATTTCGTTAAGGTCTCCATCTTCAAGTTGAGACATTCTAACCATACGCTCAACTAGATTAACATGTTGGTCTAAATAAAAATCGTCATTAATAATATGCATCAATTCGTGCTTAATTTCCTCCCTCATGCGATCATGAGAGAGGTTTTTGTTTATATAGATATTATGAGTATCTATATCTTCACATTCCTCCGACACAGCGTTGGCATGTGGTAAATCACAGTAAATTACATTAACTACCAAATTAACACACTCCCTTATATGCTATTTATTTTTTAATTTTAATAGTTCTATATATTCAACTGCTTTCTCCATATCCTCCTTACTAATATCTTTTGCTGCAGAGAATAACATACGGGCCCCTGGGCGTGTGCGTAAGTACTCAGCGAATTCAGCAGCTTCTTTATCTAGGTAATATTCCTCTTCAGTTTTATTATTTGCTCTAGATTTATCGCCTACATCAGCGAAGAATTCAAGTGCACGTTCGCCGAGTTGATCTTGTTCATCTGGATCAGTTAATAATTCATCTAACGACATATTCATCCCGTCCGCTAATTTGTTTAAAGTTCTAATAGAAGGAATAATTGGTTTCTTTGTTCTAGAATTTTTATTATTTTCTAGCATTGACAAGTATTGTTTAGTCAAACCGGTTTTTGCTGATAGTTCTTCTAATGTTAAATTATTATCTTCTCTATATTTTTTTATGGCTTCTCCTAATGACATCGTAGAATCCTCCTTTCTTGATAAGTAAAGTTTACATTATAAAAACTTTTTTGTAAAGCATGCTTGACAATTGTTTTTTGATAAAGTATACTAAAGCTGTCAAGCGGGCTTGACAACTGAAATGAAGAAAGGAGGACGTATGAATAAGCTTAGAGAATGTAGGATTAATAAAAATATAACTCAAGAAGAGCTTTCTAGGATATCTGGTATTTCTAGGACTACTATTGTTAATATTGAAGCCGGAAAGCTTAAGTTTATCCGCTCTGACACAATGGATGCACTATCAGAAGCTCTTAATGTTCCTGTTCCTACATTATTTTTTTAATTTAAAAGTAAAGCGCGCTTTACTTGCGACAAAAGGCGCGATATGCGAACAATTTATTAACACAGAAAGGAGGAGAGATGAATCAAAGAAGTAGTTTTGTTGTCAACACAATTCGACAATAAAAAATACTACGTAATAGACCTGAACGGTAATCTATCACGTAGCATCAAAGATGGATTGATATTTTTAAGTCGGGACGATGCAGATATGTATATACCTGGCATTGAGTCGAAATTAAAAATAGTTTTAGACGGGGCTGCAAATCTTGTTAATGCAGAATCAATTAATCTTATGAGTATAATTTCTGACACACTTTTCGAGCGCATATCGTGCTCTGGAAATAATAATTAATGCCTCAATAGTTGATTGATAAGTATCATTACTTAGGTATTTGGGTGTATGTGCTTTGGGATTCCTGTATAGATAAACAATTGCATTTAGCAACGAACGGAGACCATTGTGATCTGATTTTTCATCATCAGTTTGAAATTTATTCATAACGATTATCGGATTCGAACCTTCAAAACATCGATTTACTAGAGTACTCCCATCTAAATCTAATCCTGATATAGAGCGCAATTCTGCTAATAGGCATTTACAAGATTCAAATATCAAATGGAATAGATTTTCTGAAATAATTTCAGGTCTACAGAACGCAAGTATCTGAGGATGAATTGAAAATCTATGCAGATCTGCTTTCAATCGACTTACAACCTCGGTAGCCTCGTCTAGCGTTGTTGCAGGGGTTACTTTTATTACCTTTCCTGTAGGAAGAAGTTTAAGCCCGATAAAACTTAAAAGTGTATTTAATGAATCTAATGCATCAGTAAAATCATTTTGTCTTTCTACGAAGAGTGACGGAGACATAATGTATTCAATTATTTTTATCATTGGATCGTAGGAATTGTTCTTATTACATTCATTAGCGACTCCATTATAAATACGTTTCCATTTTGTATCGATATCAGGAAGTTCACAGTTAATACCTAAATTAGCAAACATTATTGTTATTTCTTGTCCAGTTAATAACTCACCTAGTATTTTACAAATTTTTGTGATTTGTAAACTATTCATTTATATCACTCCCTTTCATCAAAATTATACATGAACGGGAGGTGAAGATAAATATTTAATTAACAAAGGAGAAAATATGTACAACACCAACAACTGATTTAGCTCTACGGTTAAAAACTCATAAATTGGCAAAACATATAAGCCACCAACAAAGTTAGTGGCAGTAGCGAGGGGCATTAAATGAAAGAGGAAAAACATATTAAAATACTCCGCCAACAGCTGGAACTATTGACGGAGTTGCAAAAACAAGTGGATGATCCACAAATAATCATGGAGTTATCTGACAAAATAATTGTGTTATCTGATGCACTAACTAATCTAGAAGAATCACAAAATAATAAATTATCTGTTTGGAAAGACGCATCATTAATTTATCAATTAGCCTTATCAATTCAAAATAAATGTGCAAAAGATATGGATGAATTATTTGCTCTGAGCAGTGACAAAAGCAAATAGCATCTGCATAACTGCGATAGCAATATGTTGATGCTTGTGGAGTACATTAGAAAATTTTGATAATAGACCTTTTTGCACGGGGATATCATTACTTAAGTTTGTTTCTAGCAAATGGAGCATTTTTCTAAACGCTTCTTTTTCTTCCATAGATATATTTTTGTCATTGTCAATTAGATTTGAAATTGAATTTATGGATTGATCTATAGAAATTGAAACATTTTCTTGTGAACCAATTATAGAATTTCCATTTATAGTGCCAATGTTAAATATATTGGTTGCATTAGAGCGTTTATGAGCACGCTGATAGTCTGTTTCATATTTTAAAATGGCGCCATCAGTCATTCCCAAAGGTTTTACATCTATAACATGGTAGTTCTTTTTGTTATGAACCAAGATATCGCCTTCTATTATATCTGAAAATTCTAATGTTTGAATGGAGTTTGGATATTTACTAGAACAGAAAAATCCATACACTTTGTCAGCGATTACTTTATTATTTCGTATTACAGTAAATAATTCAGACATATTTTTAAATGGGGCAACCGGCATTTTGAATTTCATTATAATCACCTCCTTTCAAGGTGATTATACAAACAATTATTTAAGAATACGCAAAATATTCATGAAAATTTTATGAACATCTATAAAGAAGATATAAAGGAGGATTATTGTGGACAGGAATAAATTATGCATAACAGTCGCTGAGGCTGCTGAACTAGCAAGCGTTCCTCAAGATGTGATTCGTCAATGGGCGGCTGACTTTGATTTTCCGTCGATGAAGATAGGGGCCCGAGGAGGTAAACGATTGATCCATTTAGATTCGTTTAATGCATGGCTAGGGAAACGATGCCAAGCAAGAATAGGAGAGTGAAAAAATGAAAAAATTAGCAGGCATCATGTTGGCCACATGTTTTGGAATTTTAGAAGGCTCAGATGTGCAAGGGTACGAGTTGCACTCATCGACTATGCTACTGTTGCTTTTATGCGTTGTATCAGCAGTAGCTATTCTTTATAAATCATTTAAGGAGGATGAGCATTATGGACGATATTGATGTGATTGGTGTGTTATTTATTCTTGTTGTGATGGCCGTTTGCATTATGTTTTATGGCGGTCTGGTTTGGGTACTAATACGATGAGACGTCCGGTTCGAACATGTACGAAATGTGGAGTTAGGTTAATTCCACACACTCATAACTACATTTATGACGAGACTAATCGTAAGGCAATTAGAGTATGCAAACATTGCCACGATGAACATGTTCGCCGTAAAAGTAAAAATGCTCGCACTCACGGCAATGAGATACGAGCACAAATTAAATTAACCTAGTTAAATTGTAACACATAAGGAGGCTACTATGCCAACTGTTAATAAAAATATAGATTTTGATTTCTTTAATAGAACGGGCCGGTACCCTCCGAAGATACGATTTAACATGTGGGGTTCCGCATGCGGATTAAGCATTGACGCTTATAAAGCACTAGGGCAACCTATCGGCCTTAGAGTTGGAATCGATAAGGCGGATCGTGAAATTCATGTTTTACCAGTTACTAAAGAAAACATTAAGGGTGCTATTTATCCAAAAACACATGAACTTAAACATTCAAAAGTATTAATTTCAACATCCCGTATCGTTCTGGCCGAGCTCAGAGAATTGGGAATTACTAAAAACATTGAAGGGGCCGTGAATGATGAAAACGGGACACTAGAGTTGCTATTTAAATTTTGAGAGGAGATAAAATGCCTGAAATAAAAGCAATAAAATCTAAACCTACTGTAAATGCATTTGACTTTAATTTCTTTGCAGATAACAGGGGCAAACACGAACCATTACAAAAGGTAGCTATAGTTACTACAAATAGCTATATCAAGCTTTCAATGCCGGCTTACAGAAAATTAAAAGGCCCGGAATATTTCAAAGTTGGTATAGATATTAATAATAAAGTCATTTGTGTGGCGCCTGCGCTTGAAACAGAGCCATATGTAATTAAGCCAACAGCAGTACAAATTGAAAGAAATACTATTTATATATCTAAAAGTCACAGTGTAATTCGTAAACTCCAGGAGATTGGAATTCCCAAAATTGTGGAAGGGAAATTAGTTGATGATGAATTACTGTTTAAATTCTAAAGGAGAAACTATCATGGAAAACCAAAATATCTTAACAATTAAATTCAATGATACCGAAGATCTTGCACTTAAAATCGCAGAATGGAATGAAATTTTAAACCATCAATGCTGCGGTAATTGCCATGATGAAAAGCACCCTGCTGAACAAGTAACAAAAGCAATGTGTGAAACTGCACCTAAAGCAGAGCCTGTTACAAAGCAGGAAAAACAGAAAACTCCAGAAATTACGGATGACGACCTTCCAGTACTTCCTCTTGACGCGGATCCGTCGCCTAAAGCAGAATCACAACCTCAGCCAGTCGTTCAAGAAAAGGTTAAATCTGTTCCAGAACCAGAACCCGCATTGGATGTAAGTGATGAACCTGTAGATAAAAAAGCCTTTTATAAGGAATTCCGTGAATGGATGGGCGAAGATGGGGTAAAAGCAAAAAAAGCACTTGCAATTTTTAGCAAGCACGGGGTCACTCGTCCGTCTAGCGACTCTTTAACGGATGATCTTATCACAGATTTAAAATCCATCATGGCAGATAAGGAGGCTTAAATATGGCTAAACAACAATTTAAAAGCCAAGCAGACATATGTAAGAAGTCGTTAGATATATTACATAAAGCAATTGAAATGGACCCGGGTAACGCTGAAGAGTACCAGGCGGGTATCGCATATACAGAGGATGTCATGAAAGCCTCTAATGCTATTGTAAAAGCTTTTGATGTAGTAGAGCCACCTAAGGCGGCTACAACTAAAGAAAAATCCGAAGAAACTCCTAAAGATGAAAAGCCTAAACGCAAACGCAAGGCCAAAACAAGCAAAGAATCTGTACCAGTTGATAGCGAACCAGCTACAGATGAAACACAGCCAATGGTTGAGCCTAGTGTAGAAGAAAATGCTGACCTCTTTGCTATGTTTGGTGATTAAGGCGGTGGTGTTCTGTGAAAACTGTGTCAAGTTTATACATCCGCAAAATGTTCGATAGCATCATAATTGAAAAACATTATGATGCTGCTTACACAACAATTCACCATTGCGATTGCAATCATACATTTGGTGGTACATGGAATCGCAAATATAGCATGGGTAGCGGATATTATACCGGTGCGAAATGTTATGTTTGCCCTAATTGTGGAACTCGCTCCGAACCATATGTACACAAAGTGATATTAACATGTGATGACGAGGAATTATTTCCTAAAGAAATGTTTTTTGAAGTCGTTAATTGCAAAGACTTCCTCGATCTTCGTATTAAATATAAAGGCATTCAGCTATTTTGGGATGGAACGTCTGAAGATGGCTCTTATAAAGAGGTTTTGCGTTTTGATTTCAAAGCCAGAAAAGCTTTTTATATCGATGAAGATAAGAGAAAACATGAACTCACAGTCGATTATATTCGTGAGTATGATAATCCGATTATGCCAATTTTAAAATACATAGGGAAATCATATGCAGTTCATGGAGTTAATAAAGAACATTTGGCCAAACTCCTCAAAAGTCTGCGCATAACGTTTGAAAGGCGCTTATCAGAACAGTGTGGATATAAAGTAAAAGATGTTTATATCCCACATTCGATTAGTGAATATGGCGGATATGGGATTTCTATGCTGGTTAATATGATCTTAAAGCTCAGCGCTCCTGACATGCCTGCTGTCACTAAAATTATTAAAAGCAACATTAAATGGACTTCACGCTATTGGATTGGTTCTATAAGAGATCTGCATTTTTATGATTCGATTTTAGATATGACTAAAAAGGGGACCGGATTCTTAGAAGCATTGCGAATTTATCATCGAGCTCCTGATAGTAAATTATTGCGTAGCATGATGGTTAATGACCCTATGATTGTTAAGCTATCAGATATGCTGAATGTTTTTAAAGACGAAAATAATCGAAGGACAATATTGACTCTTAATCGAGACAAAGGGTTCGATGATGTATCTGCGAAAATAATTAATGCAGCTCATTTAGATGAGAATATGGGCGTTAGGACTCAAAAAATCTTTAATATGTGGCTTGGCCTTTCCAAACGATATGGTGAGCGAAATTTATTGCGATATTTGTTAAATGTCACTGCATCAGATATCAGGGATATTGCTAACATGTACAGCCAAATAGAAGGAAAATATATAGCTCAAGTTTGGGATACTGATTGCAAGTTAAAAGACTTCCATGATGTGGTAGTTAATATTTACAACAAACAGGAGTACGGCGACGTAATGCTTCCGGAAGTTCCACAGCTACAGGCAGATGTAAACGGGATGCATTTTATGGTCCCGAAAACTGCAGCAGATTTAATGACTGCTGGCAAACGGTTAAAAAACTGTGTTGGATCATACCGAGATAGGGTCATGAAAGGAACTACCGCAATAGTATTAGTTACTGATGATGCTATGAAGCCAGTTGCGTGCTTAGAATTGGCCAATAAGGGTAAAAAGAAAGGTCGTCAAATATTCGACTTAGTGCAGGCGAAACTCTTTGCTAATGAAAAGCTTAAAAAGAATGCTCAGATTAATTCAACGGTCATGAAATGGGCTAATCAATTAAAGATTGAGCCACACACCATCGATGTGGATGCCACTGTTGTATAAAAGGAGAGTCTTATGAAATTAACTAAACTGGAAATACTAAATTTTAAAGGGCTGAAATCATTTGAATTAAATCTAAATGGCGACGTCGTGATTCGTGGTGATAATGCCACCGGGAAAACCACCGTATTCGACTCAGTATGCTGGTTGCTGTTCGGGAAAGATAGCCTAGATAGAGCTGACTTCGAAATTAAGACATTGGATGGTGGCGAACCTATCCATAAAGTCAATCACGAAGTAACTGGGACCTTTACATTAGATGACGGCGGGACGATTGAATTACAGCGAGTATATCGTGAAAAGTATTCATCCCCTCGTGGTGGTGAAGTAACTCTCACCGGACATACGACAGACTATTTTGTCGATGGTGTACCTAAGAAAGAAAAAGAATACAAAGAGATTGTAAATTCTCTGGTTGATGAAAATATCTTCAAATTGATTACAAATCCGTTGTACTTCAATGAGACGTATTCATGGCAAAACCGCCGTAAGTTATTACTTGAGATGTGTGGCGATATTTCAGACGAAGATGTTATCGCCAGCCATAATGAATTAAAAGCTTTAACAGATATCTTATCTGGTCATAGTGTTGACGATCATAGAAAAGTGGTTGCGTCTAAAAAGACAGCTATCAATAAAGAACTAGATATGTTGCCGGTTAGAATCGATGAGGCGCTACGAGGCAAGCCTGAAGTTACTGCTAATCCGGAAGTGTTACGGATTAACATCGATACCTTAAATGCAGATATCGAAAAATTAGAAAACGACAAAGCATTATTGCAGAATGGTCACTCTCTCGTTGATAAACGTGCTGAATTAAAAAATGTACAACGTAAGATTATGGCTCGTGAAACAGAACTGCAAATGGAATATAAAAAACAATACTCCATGAAGTCAAATGAATATGATGCTGTTGTGGCTGAAATTAATAGCCTGACAGCTAGACTTGAGGATACAAAGCGACGTATTGATGACTCAGCAGCGACCATCAATCTCATTGAAGGATTGATTGGAGAATTAACTATTCAACGAAGTCAGATTAATGCAGAAACATTTGTTGCAGATGTTAATGATCTTTGCCCAACATGTGGGCAAAAACTTCCTGCAGAGCAAATTCAAGATGCTTATGCTAAAGCAGAAGCAAATTATAATCTCAAGAAGTCTAAGCGATTAGAAGAGATTGAGCACTCTATCAACCTAAAGGAACAGGATATTGAAGGTATCAAAAAACGAGATTCTAGTTTAGAACCTGTGGAAACAATAGCAGCTCTTATTAAAGCAAAAGAACTCTTAAAGGAAACTATAGCCGAAGAGATTGGGATGTTAACTGCACCGGTTCTTAATGATGACTCTGAATATGCTGATTTAAAAGCAGAGGAACTTATGTTACAAATGGCAATTGATGATGATAACTCTGATTGCTCAGAAGAGATTGCTGAACTCGAGATTAAAATTTCAGCCAATAAAGAAGAACGAATGAAGTTAGAGCAGGAGCTTAACAAGTTTGCTGAAATTAAGCGCATTGAGCTCCGTGTGTCAGAACTCGAGACAAAGCAGGCTGAATTATCCGATGAAAAAATGAAACTCGATGAGGCATCATATCTTATGGATGAGTTCGTAAAAGCCAAAGTTAACATGCTCGAAGAAAGTATTAATGCAAGGTTTAAATTGGCTCGTTTCAAAATGTTCAACGTCATGTTGAATGGCAATGTTGAAGAATGTTGTGAAACCACTTACAAAGGCGTTCCATATCGTAGCATGAATAATGCTGCGAGAATTAATGTCGGATTAGACATTATCAATGCATTAACTAGCTATTACAAAGTTAATGCTCCGGTATTCATCGATAATGCGGAAGCAGTAACTGAATTCGTTCCAGTTAATAGCCAAACAATTAAATTGATCGTTGATGAGTCAGAACCACAACTTGTGGTTAAGGAGGTGTAAGTATGGCAAATAATCATAAAGTAATTATGAGTACAGATGAAATGGCAGCATACATTTATACTATTTTGTCTGAGCACGAGCTAACTGTAGGAGAATCGTTATCTTCGCTAAAAAAAGCAATTAAATTAGTTAACAAATCAGTATATTATGACCATTTAAAAGAAAGTGAGTATGAAGAATGCAATTAGTACCTATCAACGTTGTAGAAAATGCTCAATATGTAAGTGGTAGAGATTTACATATGTTTTTAGAAATTGGAACAGAATATAAAGATTGGTTCCCTCGAATGTGTGAATATGGTTTTGAAGTTGGTATAGATTTCAACCCGCTCAAAAAAGAGCGAGTTCAAATTGAAGGCAATCGAGAGGTTAAACGCATTATCACTGACCATGAACTTACAATTGATATGGCGAAGCAATTATGCATGCTATCTCGAAATGAAAAAGGCCGACAAGCTCGAGAATATTTTATTCAAGTTGAGAGAAATTGGAATTCTCCCGAAAAAGTAATGGCAAGAGCCTTGCAAGTCGCTAATAGAACGATAGAGAACTATAAGTTGTCTATCTCTATGAAAGATCAACAATTAGCAGAGTTGCAGCCGAAAGCCAATTATTACGATGTCATTTTGCAAAATAAAGAGTTGCTAAGCATTACGCAAATTGCTAAAGACTATGGGAAAAGCGGAACTTGGCTTAATAAATTTCTAGCCGATAAAAAAGTGCAATTTAAACAAAGCGGTGTTTGGTTTCTATATGCTAAATATGCAGATAAAGGGTATACATCAAGCAAAACATTTATTGATGATGTAGAAAAAGCACATATGCATACATATTGGACTCAAAAAGGACGGCTATTTATATACGATTTGTTAAAGCAAAATGGAGTTTTTCCGTTAATTGAATTAGTAGATGCCGATAAAACGGCATAGGAGGTACATAATGGGTGAAGTAACAAAAGCACAAACTCAAACACCATCGCTTAAAACTATGGTGTCTAGTGAGTCGGTAAAGAAACGTTTTAATGAAATCTTGGGTAAAAAATCAGCAGCCTTTGTGTCTAGCTTGATTTCTGTATCTAATAATAATGAACTTTTATCTAAAGCAGACCCTACTACAGTTATTACTGCAGGTGTGATGGCGGCCACTTTGGATCTTCCAATTAACCAAAACTTGGGGTTTGCTTATATTGTTCCTTTCTACAATAGCAAGAAGAAAATTAATGAAGCTCAATTTCAAATGGGTTACAAAGGGTATATCCAGCTGGCCATGCGCACAGGTCAATATAAGACCATTAATGCTAGTGAAATCTACGAAGGTGAAATTAAACACCATAACAAGCTTACAGGCGAATTCGAATTAGGCGAGCGAACTGGTGATAATGTAGTTGGCTACATCGCTTATTTCAAACTCATTAATGGCTTTGAAAAGTATTTATATATGTCTAAAGAAGATGCTGAAGCACACGCAATAAAGTATTCCCAAACATACAAAAGGGGTTTTGGTCTTTGGAAAACTGACTTTGACGCAATGGCCATCAAAACAGTGCTCAAACGTTTATTAAGTAAATATGGCATTCTATCAGTCGAAATGCAGAGCATGGCTAATGCAATTTCTGTAGATGGTGCCGTCATTCGTGATAATAATGGCGAACTCACCCCTGATTTCGAAGGTGAAACGATCGATGTTCAATCAGATGTGGCAGAAACAATCGCTAATAATGCAAATTCTGAAGCCATTGACATCGACGCTGGTCCTGCCAGTGAATTTGTTAATCCTGAAACTGGCGAAGTAGTCAATATGTTTGGTGATTAATCGTGATTAGTATTCAAGCATTCGGTAGTAGCTCAAAAGGGAACTGCTACCGAATCAAAACCTCAACAAATGATGATGAGCTACTGCTGGATGCAGGGTTATCATTTAAAGAGATTCAACATTATTGTCGCTTTAATTTCCTACACCTATGCGGAACGTTGCTTACACATCAACACGGCGACCATAGCAAGGCAGTAAATGATCTGTTAAAGCTAGGTCACCGGGTGTACATGTTAAAAGACACTGCAGATGCTTTATATGTTACGGGGCATCACAAAGTCATCTATATTACGCCTAAGGTTCAATTTACAATAGGTAATTTCAGTATTTTGCCTTTTGAATTAGAACATGACGTTCCTAATGTTGGATTTTTAATTTCCGATGGAGAGGAAAAACTACTCTATATCACGGATACCTATTACTGCAGGTACACCTTTAAGGATGTTAACCACATTATGGTTGAATGTAACCATTCTTACGAAATCCTAAATCAACAAGTAGAAGCTGGTTATTTAGATGAAAAACGAATGGAACGGTTAATCCAATCTCATTTTTCACTAGAAAATGTAATTAAATTTCTCAAATCTATGGACCTAACCAAGTGTCAAGATATACGACTACTACATTTATCTGACAGCAACTCAGATGCAGAAACATTTAAGCGAGCTGTTCAAGTTGCCACTGGTAAATTAGTAATCGTAGAACAAGAAAGGAGCCCCTTATGATTATTAAATCAATTCAAATTAAAGATAACGACATCAGTATTGCCTATCAAAAACCATCTGCCACAGGCCTTACGGATGTATTTACACTAAAATCTAAAGATGATCCACGTCCTGAACTTCTGCAAGCATTCAGTAAACTGCAGTCTATTGTGAAGAAGAACTTCGAATTTTTGGAAGAGTTTAAAATTCCGTTTTTGGTAAACACATTTAAATTTAAGTATGGCGACATTGAAGGCCTTATTAACCAGGTTGGTGTTGAAGGTATCGTGTCTGATATGAACACTCCTAACGAATTTAAATTTAAAACGGACTGGTTAAATGTTGAATATGCAGACTCTACATTTGCTATCTCTGTTCAAGATTTAATCGATGAATGCGTAAGGTTTATTATGGGACGTCGAGCCCAGGATAATTTATTTAACGACAATGAAGAGTGATAGAAATGGCGAAAAATCAATCGTACTACTTTAGTCATGATATCAATGCAAGCAATGATCCTAAAATCGCTGCTATGATTTCAGAATTAGGAATGATTTCATATGCTTGGTGGTGGATATTGATTGAAAAATTAGCCGCAGCAGATGACTATAAATTGCCACTAAAAAAATATACATTCGTTGCTCTAGATAATGAATTAAGAATGGATAATGAACAAATTTTAACAAGTGTTCAACAAGTGTTCAACAAAAATCAACACGTGTTGGAACAAAATTCAATGTGTTCATTTTGTTCATTTTTGTTAATTTATTTGTTGATTCATGACTACGAATTATTGGACTGTGATGACGAATATTTTTGGTCACCCAGCTTAATTCGAAGATTTGAATTTAAAAAGGTGAAAGAGGAAACTATCCGCGAAAAACGTAGGTTGGCTGGCCTTAAAAGTGCGGAGTCTCGTAAAGCAAAAAAACAAAATTTAACACATGTTCAACAAAATTTAACACATGTTCAACAAAATCAACTAATAAAAGAAAAGAAAAGAAAAGAAAATAATATAGAGAGAGATACGCGCGCGCGTGAAGATGAAAATCCTCTATCTATGTTTGAAAATGAAGAAGTAAAAAATAAACCCATTTACGAATTGTATATGAAATCGATTGGAGTTGTATCACCTACTATTAAAGAGCGGTTAGATGATCTAGTTGAATCATATGGCAAAGAACGAGTCATTGTTGCTATTAATACCACAGCGGATAACGGTGGCAATAGTATCAAGTATGTTGAAACTGTCACGGCAGGGAATCTAAAGCAGGAGGTGCAAAAGGATTTTGGAGCAAGCAAATGTAACAGCAATGCTAGAAGCGTGTCTCGAAAAAATTCGAGAAAGGACGAACAAGTCGACTGGCAAGCGGAATATGAAAGAGTCCACGGGAAAAAATGAGTTCTTTTATCCGGTCTACGATGAACCAGTAGTCATTCAGACAAACGTTAATACCACCTATGCTGCAGTTGGAATTCCTAAGAGATATTATGATATGGATTTTGACTGGTTACGCAAACATGGTAGCTTTCCAAAGGAGAACGATGAAGCTTACGATGTGGTTAAAAAGTATTCTAATAATCTGAAAGCTAATCTTGATTCTGGTAAGGGCCTCATATTAAGGGGCCCAGCTGGTACCGGCAAGACATCAATTGCGGTGAGCATCTTAAAACAGGCTATGGCATTAGGTAAAGGGTGTCTAATGATTTCAATGCCTAATTTATTAGACAACATGCTTACATTATCTAAAGGAGATAATGTGGCCTATCTAAGATATGAACAGAAGCTTAGAAATATCCCATTGCTATTACTCGATGATTTTGGTGCTGAGTATTCAAAATCTGACTGGGTATCATCTAAAGTCGAAAGTATCATTATTGATCGATACAACAGGATGAAACCTATCATTCTTACAACGAATTATAGTGATACCTGGACTGAAGAGAACTATAGCCAAAGGATATATGACCGACTACGTGGCGAATATGCGGTGGCTATATTCAATGGAGAGTCACACCGATGAAGCTTTTATTAAGATGTCAGTTCAGGTTTAGAAAGAAAACACATGACAGGTTCCCTACGTTGAACGAGTATATCGACTGTGAACGCGGCTCGACTATAGCAGCGGCAGCCATGAAGAAAAAATGCACTGAGCAGGTTAAAGAACAATGTCTATCTCAGCAGATACAGCCAGTTAATGGGAAAGTGGACCTATTATTTGAATGGCACTCTTCAACTAGGCATGATCCTGATAATGTGGCATTCGCTAAGAAGTTTATTCTTGATGGGTTACAAGCTGCTGGCGTGTTAGAAAATGACAATCGAAAGTTCATCGGTACTATGGCTGATGAGATTATTCAGGATGATGAAGACTATGTAATCTTACATATTACTAAGAATATGGGAATATTCTTGTGATTATAAAATTAGCGGAGGTATAAAATGACTGTTAAAGAATTAGAAGAAGCTTTGAGCAGAGTAGAAAACAAAGACATTGAAGTTATAATGTATGATGAAATGTTTGGTGGGGCTGAAATTGAAGGCGTCGTGCATAATCTAGATGAACCAAAACTCAACTTCAAAGAACGTGTAGAACTATTGATTGGATGTGAACTTAATGCTAATCGAAGATAAGAATAAATGGTGTTGGGTTGATGACTATGGAAATGCAGGTGAGCCACAAGATACGATACAAGAGACCATCGATGATCTTATGGAGTGGGAACCTGATTTAAAAGAGATATGGCTCACAGATGAGTTTGAACGAGTTGTGAGAATAGGACATCCTAATTATTACACGCCGAAAGTTGATGCCGAACGAGTGATTGAAGACATTATCAATTATGATATTGATGATGAAATAGCTGAATGGGCTTGCGAGTATTTAGCAAATGTTAAGGCTGAACATCTTGATGAGCTAAGCGTAGCTTTAACAAAGGTATTCCGTGAATGGGAGAAGAAATATGGGTATGAGAATAAAGGCCATGTGGTTTTAGAAACAAAACCGTATCCTGTTGATAGCAATGGCAGGCTTATTGTAGTGTAAATACTAATTATATTAATTATTTTTTATGAAGCTGGTATAAACAAATTCGGACTAAAGCACAAAATAAATGATAAAGGAGAAAACATCTTTGAATGAATATGATATTGAAAAAATCACTAAGTTGGCCACAGAGGTGGCTACTAAAACCTACTACGAATTAGCCAAACAAGAAAATGCTCAACTCGGTCGCAAACTTCGACACAACACGATCAAGTTATTAAAGCATTACAGTCAGCTGCAGTCTTATGTAGACAATGCTATCTCGGATTCGACACAAGCCGAAGATATATGGCTCAATGAACTGCTAGCTGATATGTTCGATGACAATAGCATTGTAAGGGTAAATGCCATTGTTAAGAGCAAAGAGAAAACGGCGCTTATGATGAGACACGTTAATAACATGCTAGATATCTATGCGGAAAAGTGCAGCGAGAAACAGTTTAAATACTGTGAATGTGTGCGACGTTATTATATCGATGGCGAAACATTAGAAGAAATTGCTGAATCATTCCCTGAAAAACCCGATGTGCGTACTATTCATAGGTACGTTGCAAGGGGAATAGAAGAACTATCTGTACTTCTCTGGGGAGTGATAGGGCTCAATACAAAATTGTCATAAAACTGTCATGGACATGTCATTCTTGACAATTTATAATGATAGTGTGAGTTAATAGGAAAACAAATACTCTATCTCTCAACGACACAGTAAAACCTAGAACACTAAAGCAAAAAAGCCCCTGCTTCGGCAAGGGCTTTTTGCTATAGGGTAGCTAATCCTATAATGTAGTGCGATCGCAACAGGATGCAAGTTAATGGCAAGTTATATACTAAACGTAAATAACAAACGCGCGTTTACCGTAGTCACGAGCATAACGGCGTTTACCAGTCTTAGGGTCTGTTACGTATGCAACAAATTTCTTTGTGCCACGTTTAGACCCGCTTTGAGATGTTTTCGACATATTAGCGTTTCCTTTCATAAATTTCTCTGAAGAGATTTATGGCGGGCCCGCACTATTTATATTATAACCATTATTTATTGATTAAACCAGTATTGAGATGTAAATGAAAAAGACCCCGGACTCCGGGGTCTTTTTCATAGACGGAACAAGTAAACTTGTTTGAAATAAAATGAGTTGTAGCTAATAACTCAAAGCATCCTTTATACGTCTAAACATCTCACTAACATAATATCACTAAAATATAAAAAATCAATCGTAGGATTGCAGATAATTTATATTTAATTTATAAATGGAAAAATAGAACGAATATTCCATACAAGATATTGTTTTTATAAAACAATATAACAATATATAGTATGTTATCAATGATAAAAACGTATATAGTTATGCAAAAGAAGAATGGAACGAGGTGAATACGATTGACTGATGTGTATTGTGAAAAGAGAAGATGCTTAAACAATGTTAAAGGTTGGTGCAAAGCGAACGGCATTCATATTGATCATATGTGTAAATCATATGCGCCATCACATTCTTTAGTAAAAATAAAAACTGCAAAGGTACATAAGGAATGCGGTAAATATAAGCAGAATAAGAGTGTATTAAAGTAGCACGGCACCGTCACGAAGATGAGCTCCGTATGTCTCGTCATAAAAATAAAAAAATAAATTTAAATTATACCGTGTTTTGTTAAATTTTTGAGCAATTTTTTGTGGGTCCTTCTAGCAAAAATTAAAAGCATGCGGTGGCCGAGACCCCAAAAATTGCCTAGATTTTAATTTTTTCATGACCTTGCTAGTGATATAGGTAATGAAAGGAGGCTGATTGATAAGTGAAAATTACAGATGATTTGAAAACAGCAACGGCCTCGCAGTCGAACCTGGCAAAAGCACTTGGACTCTCGCGTCAACGTGTTTCGCAACTACTCCAAGAAGGGGTTTTAGCAACGGATGAAAAAAATCAGATTTTGGTTATCAAATCCGTTATCAATTATGTCAAATACAAGGGCCAATCTTCTGCTGAAGAGGTAAGCAGTTCCGATGATGCGATATTCGAGGTCGAAAAGGCCAAGAATGAACGTGCTAAACGTAAGATTGCTGAGTTGAAACTAGCCAAAATGAACGGCGAAGTATACTCGGCAGACACTGTAGAACAGGTCATGACAGAAATGCTTGTAAATTTACGTACACAATTGTTAGGATTGCCAACAAAATTGGCGCCGCAGTTACAAAATGTAACAAAAGAGGAGGCCTATAATCTGTTAACTCAAGAGATTGAGGACAAATTATCAGAATTAAGTGAATATACGCCGTCATTATTCATGGATAGCAATGAGTTAGACGAGGATAAAGAGCCAAATTAGGCGCTTTTTTAGTACAAAAAAGGAGGTGATAGCATGAAAACGGCAAAAGAATTATGGCAATATGTGTCTAAAATGGGGCTAAAACCATTACCAAAAACCAGTGTTAGCCAGTGGGCTGACGATTATCGCATGCTATCACAAGGCCTTTCTGCTGAACCGGGGCGATGGAAAACAAGTAGAGCACCCTACCAAAAGGATATTATGGATGCCTTTACGCAACCTGGTATCAATCGTGTAGTAGTAAAGAGTGCCAGTCAGGTGGGAAAGTCGGACATAATGAATAATGTGCTAGGACGATACGCTCATCTTGATCCATGCGCGGTCATGATGATTCAACCTACTATCGAATTGGCTCAAGATTATTCAAAGTCTCGTATCTCGCCGATGATTCGTGATACGAAAGTACTATCACAAGTATTTTACGAAACAAAATCAGAAGACGGCGCTAAGACACGAGATGGTAAGAACACAATTTTATCTAAACTTTTTCCTGGTGGACGTCTTATCATGTGTGGTGCAAATAGTCCGGCTGGGTTGGCATCACGCCCTGTACGTGTATTACTTGCGGACGAAGTAGACCGATTTCCAGATAGCGCTGGCACAGAGGGTGACCCAGTAGACCTTGCTGCTAAACGTATGACAACGTTCTGGAACAGAGTCATGGGTTTATTTTCTACACCAACGAATGAAGGTAGTTCACGAATCGATGTAGAGTATCAAACAGGAACACAAGAAGAATGGCAACATGAGTGCCCTAATTGTGGAGAATACCATTTGATACGACATACCGAGATGGAATGTGAAACCGAAGAACATAAGGACGCTAAAGGTCGGAAGATTGTAATAGTCAGCGATGTAAAATGGCGGTGCCCTGACTGCGGGTCTACATTCTCAGAAGATGAAATGCGAAAAGTTTCTCAAAAGTATATATCAAAAAACCCTGCTGCGTTGCATAATGGCATACGCAGTTTTTTTGTAAATGGATTTACATCGCCATGGCTAACTTGGAATGACATCATGAGGGAATGGCTAGAGGCTAAAGGAGACCCTACTCGTGAAAAGGTAGTTATGAATACACGCTTCGGTGAATCATATGCACAACAAGGTGCCTTCGAAGATTATCAACAATTCATTAGACGCCGTGAGAAGTATGGAGCAGATCTTCCAGATGGTGTATTACTGCTAACCGGTGCCGTCGATACGCAAGATAATCGGTTAGAGTATGAAATTACAGGTTGGGGATATGGTGAAGAGTGTTGGGGAATATGTAAGGGCGTAATCTTAGGAGAGCCTGATAATAATGCGACATGGGATGCACTTGATGCGGTGCTTGATAAGATATATCACTTTAAAAATGGTACAGGCCTTAAAGTAGCACGTGCTTTCATCGATTCTGGCGGTCACTACACATCAAAAGTGTATGAATATTGTGAGAAAAACTTTAGTAAGCAACGATTCGCGATTAAAGGTACGGCTGGAACACCTGGCATACCTTTAAATTATAAGATTGGTAAAGCTTCTGGAAGCAAAATTCCACTTGTAATGCTGGGTGTTGATGATGGAAAACAGCAGGTAATGAACAGATTGGCCATCGAAGAACCTGGTGCTAAGTACTTTCATTTCCCGTTGGATGAAGAATTATTAGGCACTAGAGGATACGACGAGCTATATTTCAAGGGAATTATCTCAGAACACAAGAAGAAAGTAAAACATAAGGGCGTTATACATGAAATATGGGAGCCTACTGCAGGGGTTCGTAATGAACCATTGGATTTACGTGTATATAACCTAGCGTGTATGAATTCAATCCATCCTGATTGGGATAGATTGGCGGAAGTAGTAAAAGGTGGAGGACATTCTACTACAACAGTGACTACTCCCAAAAAGAAACAAATGCGGAAACGTATTCGAAGGGCTAGTAAAGCAGCAGATATTTAGGAGGATGTATGGCAACTAGTTATTCAAATAAGCCAAGGCTAATTGACGTACGGTTAGAGTGGTACGTCAAAGCTGAGGAAGCAATATTGACTGGCCAAAGCTATACTATCGGAAATCGGACTCTTACAAGGGCAAATTTAGCAGAAGTAAGAAAAATGATTGATGATTTGGTAGCAAGAGGCGCTAAATTACCAGGTATGGATACTGATAATGGGCGTGTAAACAGGTCAAAACGGGTAGTTTTTAGAGATTAGGAGAGCAAAATGGCGAGAAAAAACAAGAAATTTAGCGCTAAAATAAGCACTCCAAGGGCTAAAAATAGCGGATATAGTGAGGACGGGGCCTCTCATAATAACAAATCTTTGAAGGGATATAACCCTAAAAAACTAGGTTATAAGGCCGATATCGGTGCGAATTTATCAACTTTACGTGATAGATCCGCAGATTTAGCCATTAATACGCCAGTCGGTACAGCTGCAATTAATACAAGTACTACTCATACAGTAGGTGCAGGTCTCAACGTGTTCCCTAGACCTAAGTTTCAAATCTTGGGAATCAGTGCAGAGGAGGCTAGAGCATGGGCTCGTAAGGTTCGCGCTGAGTTTGACTTATGGGCAGAGTCAAAAGACTGTGATATTTATCGAAAAAACAATTTATATGATATGCAAAGCATAGCATATCAAGGATATCTCACAGATGGTGATAGTTTTGCGGTATTTAGACGTAAGCCGACAACACCAGATATGCCGTATACGTTGCGCCTTCAATTAATTGAAGGTAATCGTGTAAGTAATCCGCTTACTGATTCCACATATGTTACAGGCGACCCAACTGGCGTTGAAGCGCTTAACCAAGATAATGGGAACCGCATATTGAATGGTGTAGAAATCGATACTGACGGTGCTATTGTAGCCTACTGGGTATCTAATCAAGTACCTGGCGAACCAATTACAAGCATGTTAACGACATGGGCAAGGGTTGAAGCATACGGCAAGCGTACAAGCATTCCGAATGTACTGCAAATTAGTAATGATACTAGACCAGAGCAGTATAGAGGAGTTCCTTATTTGGCTCCAGTTATTGAAACGCTAAAGCAAGTGTATCGATATACAAATGCAGAGCTTACATCGGCTATTATTAAATCGTATTTTGCGTTATTCTTTACGGAAGCCGTGACTAATTCAGGTTCATTAAATGATATGTTGGCCGATAATGGTGTTGATGATCCAACGGAACCAGTAGTCGATGTATCAGAATACAATTTAGGACCTGGCACATTAAATGCCTTACCTAAAGGTGTGGATGTAAAAAGTGTTGATGCTTCCAATGCTCAATCTACTTTTGAAGTATTTAGTACCCAACTCATCAAACAAGTAGGTGCTGCACTTAACCAGCCTTACGAAGTATTGATGAAGAACTTTAACTCTTCGTATTCTGCAAGCCGTGCAGCAATGTTACAGGCTTGGGAAGAATATAAACTACGGCGAAAGTGGTTCGCTCGTGACTTCTGCCAACCAATCTATGAGATATGGTTAATGGAAGCAGTAGCGAACGGCCGAATTGAAGCGCCTGGTTTCTTTGATGATCCATTAATTCGAAAAGCATGGTGCAATGCCGATTGGTTCGGACCAACGATGTCCATACTTGACCCTGTTAAGGATATGAATGGTAGTACACTTCGTATTGAGAATGGAGTTTCCACTCGCGAACGTGAAGCGGCTGAAATGACAGGGACAGACCTTGAAGAAAACATTGCACAACTTGCAT